CGGGGCCGACGTTGTTTCTGGCACTACTACGGGGACGGGAGGGACTGGAGGTGCAGGAGGCGGCGGCGGACGTGGTTATCCGGGCGGAGGCGTGGGTCTGTTGGGTCAGGGTACCAGTGGGGGTGCGGCCACTGATAACCCCGGCGTTGCCGGTTCAGGAGGTTCTGGTAGCCTCTATGGCGGCGGCGCAGATGCTTGGGCTGGTGTTGCTGGTGTTGGTGCTGTCCGCATCATCTGGGGCGCAGGACGCGCCTTCCCTTCAACTAATACGGGGAACCTCTAATGGCTAATCTCTCTAACATCATCACTCCGTCGAACGTCCTTACAGCGACGAACACGCAGACGATTGCAAACAAAACGATCTCATTCTCTAGCAACACGCTGACGGGGGTGGCTCCTCTTGTGTCTCCGACGTTTACCGGCACGGTCGCGCTGCCTTCCGGTACTTCACTAACAGCCCCTGTTCTCGCCGGGGCAGTCTCTACTACTGGGTCGGTGCGTCAGACGGCGACGGCGGTAGCCGCGCTTGATGTTGATTGTTCTGCTAGCAACTACTTCACCAAGACGATTGCAGCAACCAGCACCTTCACGTTCAGCAATCCTCCGACCAGCGGCACGGCTTACGCCTTCACGCTTGAGGTCGTTCACACTAGCGGCACGATCACATGGCCTGCCGCTGTAAAATGGCCCGGTAATACCGCTCCGACGCTGACGACCAGCAGAACGCACCTGATTACGTTCGTGACCGATAACGCTGGCACGACTTGGTACGGCGCTCCGCAAGTCAACTATCAGGTATAAACCAATGGACAGCGTATCTCGCGCATTGCTGATGGCGGGCGGCGGCGGTGAACCTGTTGTGCCACCCGGTCAGCAGGCTTACACAACGGCGGGAACTTACACGTGGGTCGCTCCTGCCAATGTGACTAGCGTTTCCGTGGTGTGTGTAGGTGCGGGCGGAGCCGGTAGCGGCTACCCCATGCAAGGCAGCGGTGCTGGTTTGGGTTGGAAAAACAATATTCCAGTAACTCCGGGAAGTTCTTATACTGTTACTGTGGGTTCGGTGCCTGCATTTCAGTTTGCTGCAACAGTAAGTGGGGCGTCTTCGTTTATAAACAACAGCACCGTTAGCGGCGGTGGCGGCGCGAACTTGGCTAATTTTGGGAGTAGTCCCTCTCCGGGAGGGACATTCGTCGGCGACGGCGGTGGAAATGGGGGCAATTCTCTTAACGGAGGTAACTACGCTGGCGGTGGCGGTGCTGGGGGCTACTCGGGCAACGGCGGGATTGGCAGTGCAGCCTCCAGTTCTCCATCAGCAGGCGGGAATGGGTCTGGCGGAGGCGGCGGAGGCGGGTCTGGCGCGCGTAACGTCACTGGCGGCGGGATTGGCGGCGGGCAGGGCGGAGGTGTTGGGCTTTTGGGTCAGGGTGCGAACGGCTCAGGTGGTCCTGCACAAACCATTCAAGATGGCAATGGATTGGACGGCACTGCCGGGAGTGGGGGAACAGGTAAAACGCACGGCGGAGGTAGTTCTGCGGTAGATAACCAATTAGGTGCAGGCGCTGTCCGTATCATCTGGCCCGGTACAACACGATTTTTCCCATCAACCAACACAGGTAACCTTTGATGACTATGTTCATTCAACTCGTTGATGGCCAGCCTGTTGGCCATGCTATCGTAGAAGACAACTTCCGCGCGCTGTTCCCGAACACCAGCTTCTCTTGGCCGTTCGTCCCAGAAGACATCGAGCCGCTGGGCTTCGGCCTGTATGACTTCAGCAACCAACCTGATCTCGCCACGTTTGAAAAGGCCGTCGAAGTTACGCCGGTCAAGGACGAGTATGGCCGCTGGCGGCAGACGTGGGCGGTCCAACCTATGGCCTTAGGCGAAGTTGTCGCCCGCACTGAGCAGGAATGGACCGCTGTACGCAATCTGCGCGGTTGGAAGCTGGCCAGCACGGATTGGACGCAGATTGCCGACGCCCCACTAACTAGCGAGCAGCGAGTTGCATGGTCCGCCTATCGCCAAGACCTGCGCGACGTGCCAAACACGCAGACCGACCCATTTAATATCACTTGGCCAACCTCGCCGTTGTGATCTAACATGGGTGGCAACTCGGGCGGAGGCACCCCATGAAGATCGCAATCTACGCTATCAGTAAGAACGAAGAAGAGTTTATCGAGCGTTTCTGCGCGTCCGCGCAGGACGCCGACCTCATCATGATTGCCGACACCGGCAGCACAGATGATACCGTTGCTAAAGCCCGTGAACATGGCGCTGTGGTACACGACATCTGCATCACCCCTTGGCGGTTTGATAAAGCGCGTGATGCTGCGTTGGCGCTGGTGCCCCGTGATATTGATGTGTGCATCAGCCTCGACCTCGATGAGGTGATGGAGCCGGGATGGCGTGAGGAGATCGAACGTGTCTGGAAAGAAAACACGACGCGGCTGCGGTACAAGTTCGACTGGGGTAGCGGCATCAGTTTCTACTATGAAAAAATCCATGCGCGCCATGGCTATCACTGGCACCATCCATGTCATGAGTACCCGCGTCCCGATAGTCGCATCAAAGAAGTCTATGCACACACCGATGTGTTGCTGGTCAGCCATCATCCCGACCCTAGCAAAAGCCGAGGGCAGTACCTCGATCTGCTAGAGTTGTCGGTAAAAGAGGACCCGGCCTGCCCGCGCAACGCCTTCTACTACGCCCGCGAACTGACGTTCTACAACCAGTGGGTGGACGCTATCGTTGCGCTGCTGAAGTACCTCGATAATCCGCAGGCGAACTGGGCGAATGAGCGGTGCTATGCGATGCGGTTACTGGGGCAATCATATGCCAAACTGGGGCAGCAGGACACAGCGCGCAAGTGGTACCGGAAGGCCACCGTCGAAGCACCGAACACACGCGAACCTTGGGTTGAACTCGCCGATCTGGCGTACCAAGATCAGGACTGGCAGGCATGTTATGATGCTGCTGCACAGGCACTGGAGATCAAGGACAAAGCCTTGGTCTACACCATGGACCCGACCGTGTGGGGGGCAAAGCCCCATGATCTTATGGCCATTGCTGCATTCCACATTAACGAGTATAGTGGTGCCGTGGAGCAGGGCGAGTTGGCTTGTCAACTTGAACCTACTAACGAACGACTGAAGAATAACCTTGCCTTCTATCGGGCCAAGCTGGAGGCATAAAGCCGATGCCGATAACTCCGTCATCCACCATTGGGTTTGCATTGCGTGGCGATACGCTCGCGCGGTGGACGACGTTCAACCCGGTTCTTGCCGACCGCGAACTTGTGTTGGAGACAGATACTAATAAGTTCAAGGTTGGTAACGGGACTAGCGCCTACCTCGCCCTTCCATACGGCGGAGTCGTCGGTCCTACCGGCCCCGTGGGTACGAACGGTCCCACGGGACCTACGGGTGCAACTGGTCCTACCGGTGCACAAGGTGCTCAGGGCACGTCGATCAACCTCAAAGGAACTGTCGCTACCGTCGGCAACCTCCCTCCGACAGGTAATACTGTCAACGACGCCTACATCGTCACTGCCGATGGTGACCTCTATGTGTGGAGCGGTTCGGCATGGAATAACGTCGGACAGATCATCGGTCCTCCCGGCCCGACTGGTCCTGCCGGATCAGGTTCCACTGGGGGTATTGGCCCAACAGGTCCTACCGGCCCGCAGGGTACGGCTTCTACTGCTGCGGGGCCAACCGGTGCAACCGGTCCCCAAGGTGGAGGTCCCACTGGTGCCGCAGGTCCCACTGGACCCTCGGGTCCACAAGGTATATCTGGCGGCGGTCCAACGGGGCCGACAGGCGCACAGGGTGCAGCAAGTACGGTCGCTGGTCCGGCAGGTCCCACTGGTCCCGCTGGCGCTACTGGTCCTACAGGTGTGGGTCCTACTGGTCCCGCTGGCGCTGCCGGTGGTCCTACTGGTCCTACTGGTTCCGGCGGTGCAGGTCCTACCGGTCCTACAGGTGTAGGTCCTACAGGTCCTACTGGCCCTCAAGGTCCCGCTGGTGGTCCTACCGGTCCCACGGGTGCAGGCCCCACTGGTCCTACTGGTGCAGCTAGCACGGTCACTGGTCCGACAGGTCCAACAGGCGCGCAGGGTGTCACTGGTCCGACCGGCACGTCCGGCGCAACTAGCGTTTTCGCAAATGTATACCAGAATCCAACTGCGTTTTCGGAAAACACGGCATACGTTAATGTGTCAGGGCGAACTGCTTATGTTGTAATAGTAGTGGAAACGACGGTACCTGCCGGTCTTTTTGGTAATACCTACATACAGGTCACAACCCCCGGCGGGACATCTTACGCAATGGCCGCGAGGTTTCATCAGAACTCATCTGGGTCCCCGTTCAGCTATCCAATTACTCTTAGCGGAGTGGTCCCGTCCGGATGGTCAGTGCGATGGTCGCGCGAGGGTGCGGGTGTGTCTGGTCCGTCTGCTGGGCTGCTGTCGGTGTTCGCCTGATGCAGTCCAAACCTCTCTACGAATCTACCCGCGACTTACACCATGCGTGTGAGGCGCACCCACTGGGTCAAACCATGTCCAATGCCACAGTCTCAGATCAAGACTGGTGCGACTGGCTGGGTGTGCTGCATACACTCCATGTAGCCATTGACCCGTGGGTCCCGCCCTATGTGCAGGTAGCCGGGGAACTAACGCTCGACCTTATCGACATGCTGCCGCT